TCACTGATAAGACATAACGAATATATATATCTTAAAGCCCATCCATTCATTTGTCAACATGCTTATGATACAGCACCAAACAAAGAAATGTACAGACAATGGGTAAAGAAAAATTATCTTACTTTGGTACCAACTGAGTCTATAGATATTGATTATGTTATTAAAGTAATAAGTGATATAAATGATGAAATACCAGTTGCAGTTATAGGATATGACAAATGGCATGCCCAACAACTTCGTATTGCTGCTGAGAAAAAGGGGCTACCCATGAGGGCCGTGCAACAGGGACTTGGTTCATTTGGTGAACCTACATCTATGTTAGAACATATGATATATAGACATCAAGTTATAATTGATGATAATCCTTGTATAAGATGGTGTTTTGCTAATGTACTTATAAAGACAGATGAAAACTCAAACAGAAAACCAATAAAAGCATCTGGTGAACAAAAGATTGATGTTGTTATTGCTTTTATACAATCAATCAAACTATGGATGGAATTAGAAGGTATCATAGATGATACTCCATTAGAAGCTACTGTACTATAGAAATTTTACAAATTTTAACATTTTCATTAAATTAGTAAAGCTAAATATACTATATACAAATATCTAGATACAAATTTACGTAAATTTTTAATATGAGTTGGTTCTTTAATAGAGAAAAAAGAGCTAAAGATGATAATATTGTAAATCCTTGTCCTATACCACAACCAGATGAAGCTCAACCACAAGCATTGTCTAATTTATTGCGTTTACAAAAAGGCAATGCTATGAATTTGTCTGCATTCTTCTCTGGTGTAAATATAATTTCCAATTCTGTCGCTTTAATGAAATGGGAATTTAAGGATAGTGATGATAACTTACTTTCTCCAACACATTACTTATGGCACATGTTTGATGAATCTAAGCTTACTAGATTCAACATGATTAAGAATGTCATTTTAGACATTATACTCAAAGGTAATGGTTTCATATATATAGAACGTGATGAACAAACTGGCAAGCCTAAAACTTTACATTATAGTCCAGCATCACAAACAACAATGTATTATAATCCAATTACTAATGCATTGTTTTACTTAAATCCATTATTGCACAATTCTTGGGATAATGGAGATAGTTATATTCATTTATTTATGCAACCTGACCAAACAGGTTTCAAAGGAGAATCAGTTATTGCATTTGCTTATAAGACAATTAACTTAGCTAATGCTACAGAAAAGTCAGCAAATGATTATTATGCATCTGGTTCACAATTATTTGGTCTTATCTCAACTAACAACACTAACCCAATGGTTGGTACAAGAGAACAACAAATGAAATCTCTTCGTCAAAGTTGGGATGAAGCACGTTCACAATCAAATGGTACAGGTGTTATATTCGTACCACAAGACTTAAAATATTCTCCACTTTCTTCTAATGCAAAGGATTCTGCTTTAATTGAATCTCGTCTTTACAACGTACAAGAAGTTGCAAGATGGCTTAATATCTCCCCAGTTCTTTTAGGTGATTTATCTCATACTCAATATGGTTCTATGTCAGATGCACAAAAAGACCTTGTGTTACACACATTAGCACCTTATGTAGTGATGATAGAAGAACAATGTAACAAGAAATTGATAATGCCATCAAGACATTGCAAAGAATATGTTGATTTAGATGAAAGCTCAATATTAGCAGTAGACAAAGAAAAAGAAGCTAACTACTATAATACATTAGTTAAAGGTGGAATTATGTCAATCAATGAAGCTAGACATAAACTTGGATTACCAAATGTAGATGGTGCTGATGATTTGATTATTCCATACACAAATATTCAAGACAATACAATTGGTAATACTGATGACAAAAATACAGACGTAATTGAAGATGAAGAACAATAAGCTTGAAATAAGAAACTATAATGTAGAATTACGTGCTGAAAAGGAAAGTCGCATAATTACAGGGTTAGCAATCCCTGTGGAATCACGTTCATCATTACTTGGTGACTTCTATGAAGTAATACGTTCATCAGCAGTAAATGATGAACTTATACAAAACAATGATATTAAGGTTTATTTAGACCACAATCCAGGACAAGGAACTTTTGCACGTTCAAAATATGGACAAGGTTCTCTTGATTTGAATATTACAGAACGTGGATTAGAATTTTCTTTTGAAGCACCAAATTCAGTGTTTGGTAATGCTTTGTTAGAAGGTATCAAACGTGGTGACTATGACCAAATGAGTTTTGGTTTCTGGGTTGGAGATGACCAATGGGACGACAATGGTGATGGAACTTACACACGTTCAATATTGTCTTTCGCTGGTATAGAAGAAATTTCAATACTTAGTCAACTTCCTGCATATCCTCAAACTGATGTTGCAACACGTTCATTAGAAGAATTCAAAGAAGCTAAAGCAGAAGAGGAACGTAAGAAGGAAGAACTTATGAATAAGCTAGATACAATAATGCAAGATATTGACAACTCTTGCGATAAATATATTATAAAATAATACTATGAAGATTATTGAATGTAAGGAACAAATCACTGAAAAACGTAATCGCATTGCAGAGATTGTCGAACTTGCGAAAACTGAAATCAGAGATTTATCTGAAGACGAACAAAAAGAAATCGATGAATTGAAACAAGAAATCGAAGACAAGAAGGAAGAAATCAAAGAGCTTCAAGATGAACTTGACAAACAAGTTCCAAAGGAAGACGAAGAAGAAACTAAAGCTTGTGATGATGATGAAAAAAAAGAAGACAAGCGCAACTTAAATAAATATATTTCTAGAAATAAAATGAAACAAATTTCTCTTGTAAAAGAAATCCGTAATGCAATTGACGAAAATAAAAAGTCAGTTATTGTAGCTGCTGAAACTCGTGCTGCTCAAGTAACAGGCGAAAGCGGCGTTCACGACCAAGTAGTAGAAACTCAAATTGAAGGTATCTTAGAACCTTTATATGCTAATTCAGTACTTGCTAAATTAGGTGCTCGTTGGTATACAGGTCTCCCAATGGGTGATGTACAAATTCCTGTAATGGGTAAACAAACTGTTAAATGGGAAGGTGAAACAGATGAAGCAGATGGAACAGCTCCTACATTCACAACTGTTAAACTTCAACCTAAGAGATTATCTGCTTATGTAGACATTTCAAAACAATTAATTGCACAAGACACAATCGGTGTTGAAAACGCAATCCGTAGAGACCTTGTAAATGCACTTAATGACAAACTTGAAGCTACATTGTTTGGTGCTGCTCAAGGTACAACTGAACAACCACAAGGCTTATTCTATGGTGTAACTGAAACTAATGTAGATGACTTTGCTGGCCTTTGTCAATTTGAAGCTGCTGTTGAAGCAAACAACGTATATGGTAACATGAAATATGTTATGTCTCCAACTGCTAAAGCTACATTCCGTGGCATGATTAAAGGTACTAATGCAACTGGTATGGTTTATGAAGCTGGTGAAATGGACGGTGTTGAGACTTATGTTACTACAAATGTTGCAACAAAGAAATTCGTTTATGGTGACTTCTCTAACTTAGTAGTAGGTTCTTGGGGTAATGTTGAAATTACAATTGACCCATACACACAAGCAACTAAAGGTTGTGTACGTCTTGTAATCAATGCTTACTTCGACTTCAAACCAGCTCGTAACGTAGCATTCAACTTTGGTAATGTTGACTAATTTTCTTTCATAATATTAATATACTCAGGAAGCCCGTTACATTATTGTCTGGTGGGCTTCCATTCTAAAAAATAAATATATAAGATTAATGCATATCATTTGGATGCTATGCATACAAATTAAACAACATGAAAGGCTATATAATTAACAATAAATGCTACATTTTCCCACAAGAAGCAGCACAAATACCAGAAGTTGAAGCAGAAGTATATTTTGTACAACAAGAAGATTATGTAGCATGGGTAGAAGCAAATGAATCACTTGTCGATAAAATTTCTCCATATAACTATAATGTAATAACAGTTCAACCTAAAGTATGGGCAAATCATGAAAACGATGATTTAGAACCAGCACAAAAGGAAGACCCAGAATTAGCTTGGTCAGCAGAATCAGCTACTGTACAAATTGGCGAAACAAACACATTCCCAACACTTACTAACCCTCATTCTGTAACAGTATCTTATAGTTCAAGTGATGGTGAAAAAGCTACTATAAATACTTCAACAGGTGAAATTACATTAGTAGCAGAAGGTGATACAACAATTAGTGCTGCATTTGCTGGTGATGACACATACGAAGCACAAACAGTTACTTATACATTGACAGTACAAGCAGCAAAAGTAAGCCCAGAATTAGCATGGTCAGCAGAATCAGCTACTGTACAAATTGGCGAAACAAACACATTCCCAACACTTACTAACCCTCATAATGTTCTTGTTCACTATGTATGTCTAAACCCAGATGTTGCAACAATAGATGAAACAACTGGAGAAATTACATTAGTAGGAGAAGGTACAACAGATATATATGCATCATATAGAGCAGATGATGAATACGCTGATTTATACTATTCACAAAATGCATCATATAGCTTAACAGTAGAAGCAGCACAAACAACAGACCCAAACGAACAATAAGGCTATCAGAAATAAACATACAATTAGAAAATGGATAGAGATGTAATTAATCCTAAACACTGGACAGATTTAGGTTTTTCGGATAAATTCAAATTAACTATAGCAGGTGTATTGGTAGCCGCATCAGTTATATTAGGTTTCGTTTCCTTTATAATTTTGCTTGAAATACCAACTTCTGTGATTGGCCTTAGTGGTCTTTGGTTATCAACAGCATTAGCGGTGTTAGGAATTACATCTTATTTCCATAATGAATTGGTGGAATTCCAAGGAAAAGTAGCAGAAAGACTAAATAGATTAGATAATAATGAATAATGACATACTTAACACTTGAAGATATAAAATATCAACTTCGTATAGATGCAGACTTCACAGAAGATGATACATTATTAGAAACATTAGGTGATGCTGCTGAAAATTTCTTAGAAAGCCATCTTAATTGTGCTTTGGATGACATTGTGGCTGAAAATAGTGGTGAATTTCCAAAAGCATTATATCAAGCACTATTAATATTTGTAAGTTATTCTTATGATAACGATGGTTCAGGTGAAAATAGAGAAGTTCCAAATGCATTTTGGATTCTTACAGCACCATTCAAAAAATATACTATAGCATAATGAAAGCAGCAGATTTATTCGAAAGAATAGACATATATGAGTTAAAGATAACAGATTCTCCCTTTGGTGATACAAAACGTCAATGGAAGAAGAAATATTCAACCAGAGCACGTGTAAATTACTCATCTGGAAATAGAACTGTTGAAAATGATGAAATTTTCTTCATGGTTGATAGAGAATTCATCATGCGTCATTATGTACCAATAGTAGATACTGATATAATAGTTTGGAAAGATGAAAAATGGAGAGTTTTGACAATCGACCACAACAGACAATATAAAGACATTATCGTTAGAACAACAAAAATAATGGATGAAGATGTGGATTTAAGTGACCAAGAACCAACACCTGAACCAACACCAGACCCATCAAATCCAAATAATGATGATATTTCAGATGGCAACTCTTGAAGCACACATAGGCACACAATCTAATATTCAGATGTATGATATATTAGAAGACCAAATTGATGAATTATTTGATATTTTACCAGAAATTGAGAAAAAATGTTTGAATGTTGGAGCATATATCATTAAAAAAGATATGAAAGAGGCGCTTGTAAGTAGAATGCCATCAACAGGAAGACCATTTAGAATAAAATACTCAAAGAATGGTAAATCACCATATATAACAGACCCAGAACCAATGGTTGAAGGTATACGTCAATCATCAGTAAGGGGAAATAGAGCAGCAATTTCAGCAAGAGGTAGTGGAGCACATAAATCTGGTTATCTTGTAAAAATGTATGAACATGACTCTAAAGAACGTAAGCAAAAGTCAACTGGAAGAAAATTGGGTAAGTTAACAGGAGTAAGATACTTCCAGACAGGACAACAAACAGGTATACCTAAAGCATTTGAAGCAATGCAAACCATATATGAAAATATGGTTACAAAAACATTAGAACAATAGATAAATGAATAACACAACAATGGATAATTCAATCAATATATGGAAATATATAAGACCATATTTGACACAAAATGCTGATTTGCAGGCTTTGATGGACACAAAGAACATATTACCTTTGGTTGTTAATGAAAATACACCATATCCATTTATTGTGTACAGACGTGACAGTATAAATGTTATATATACAAAGACAATAGGTGCATTTGACAATAGAGTTTCAATTTCACTTGATGTATATAGCAATGACTATGAAGAATCTTGTAATGTAGTTAATGTTGTTAGAAACATATTAGAACAATTGAAAATCCAAAATGAAGAAATAGTCATTAATGAAATGGAAGTTGTAAATGTTTATGAACAATACACACAAGACGGCTTCAAACAAACTATACAACTACAAGCATTAGTAGAATAAAAATATAATGAACATCTTTATGGATGTTTCATACATAAATATACAAACTATGGCAACATTAAGAAATTCAAAAGATATAATTAAAGGTTCACATTTAATGGTGTTCATGGAAGATGGTAATGGTGATTTACAACCAATAGCATTTGCTACTTCTCACAGTTTCAGTAAGCAGTTAAATACTCAGGAGATAAGCTGTAAGGATTTTGGTGATGTAGCGTCAGTTTTACCACAAAACTATTCTTGGACAATGCAAACAGATAACTTGTATTCTATTAATGGATATCAAGCAGTTAATAATGCATTTAAGAATATGACTAAAGTATTAGTATACTTTGGTGAAACTGATTATAATCAAACATCAACACAAGCTTCAATAGTAGATGTTGATGGTGCACAAGAATGGGGATTATCAGGATTTGGTGAACAAGGTCATGCTTATATTACAGCTTTGGATGTAACAGCCTCAGCAGGTGAAAATGCAACATTCAGTGCAACATTCACTGGTACAGGAACATTAGAAGAAGTTGAAAATGATGTAAAATATAATATAACTAAATTGTGTACTCCAGTTGCAATATCATCTCATTTTATAGTAGTTAATAAAGCAAAATCTGATGATATAGTAACAATATCAACAGACCAAGGAGCAACTTATAATAATGAAGTTAATACAATAACAACTTCTCCTGCAACATTAGTTACTTATAATTCTAGTAACAACACATGGTCATTTACCATGCCAGCATCAGATACAACAATAAACATATCTGACATAGCAAATGTATATAATATTGAAAAGACTGGATATTATGCATCAAATTTCAAAGTTACAAGCACAAATAATAGAGTAATTAATAGAGCAGTTGCATCATATACATTATTAATAGTTCCATTTGATAGTGAGTCATACAATGATTCAAATTATAGTGTAGTAACAACACCAGAAGTATCAGTAACATGGAATGACGCTAGTAGTTATTGGACAGCAGTTATGCCTTCAAGTAATTTAACAATAGGTTTAACACCAATAGAATAATAAAATAACATCTTAAATGATGTTTTAATTATAAATATATCGATATATAAACAATGGCAACATTAAGAAATTCAACTGATATTACCAAAGGTTCTCACCTTATGGTATTTATAGATGACAATGGTACATTCAAACCAATCGCCTTTGCAACTTCACACACTTTCAGTAAACAATTGAACACTCAGGAGATAAGCTGTAAGGATTTCGGCGATGTAGCAGCAGTTTTACCACAAAATTACAGCTGGACAATGCAAACAGACAACTTGTATTCAATCAATGGATATAAAGCAGTTAATGATGCATTCAAGAACATGGCAAAAGTAAAAGTTTACTTTGGTGAATCAACTTATAATCAAACAGCAGCACAAGCTTCTATTGTTGATGTTGATGGTGCTACAGATTGGGCAATTGCTGGTTTTGGTGAAAAAGGCGATGCTTATATCACAGCTTTGGATGTAACAGCTTCTGCAGGTGAAAATGCAACATTCAGTGCAACATTCACTGGTACAGGTACATTAGAAGAAGTACAAACAAATTAAAATAAGAAGGTTTTTCTTTCTTTCTTGAATACGTGGATAGGTGGGTGGAGTAATTTATCAAGCTACACTCACCTATTTTTTTACAAATATATTTTTTTATACACATGAGCAAAACAGACAGAGCCGTAATAGTTTATGGAAACGATACACACCTTCATATTCAAATGTATAGATTTGATAAAACAGAAGGCAAATACGTGGACTTCGATATGACCGAAGTATCTGATTTAGTTGTTTATCTCATATGTAGCAAACATTCTACTAATATAAATTTAGATTATACAATCAATGATGCTTTCCATAATATCATTGATTGCTTTATCGATTATAGATTACTTCATACAAACGCATCTTATGGGGTAGTGGTGGAAGGTAACTACAATGATGAACATTTCAGATACGAAGCGTTACCTTCTGAACTTATGTTGGTAATACCTAACACATCTGGTTTGAAAGTAACTGATGATGTTAGTCATATTGACCTATCAGCAAGAGTTGGTTGGGGTATTTCAGTAGGAGATTTATCACAATACTACACCAAAAATGAAACAGAGCAATATGTACAAGGTGAATTAGAAGATTATTATGACAAAACAGAAACAAATGCTTTGTTAGATGAAAAAGCCAATTCATCTGACTTAGCAAGAGTGGCAACAACTGGTAGTTATAATGATTTGACAAATAAACCAATTATTCCAGCAGGTCAAATTCAATCAGATTGGACACAAACAAACACATCAGAAGTTGATTATATCAAAAATAAGCCAAATTTAGCAACAGTAGCAACTTCTGGTAATTATAATGATTTAAATCATAAACCAGATTTGTCAATTTATGCAACAGAACAAGAACTTGGTAATTATTATGATAAAGGTGAAACAGATGGTTTGTTAAACAACAAAGTTGACACAAGCACTTTAGTAAATGATTATTATAATAAGAATACAGTTGATAATTTGTTAGATACTAAAGCAGATACATCAGACTTGAACAATTACTATGACAAGACTGAAACAAACTCTTTGCTTAATCAAAAAGCCAACACATCAGACTTGAATAATAAACAAGACACTTTAGTGTCAGGTGAAAATATCAAGACTGTAAATAACCAGTCAATACTTGGTCCTGGTAATATTGATATACAAGTTTCACAAGTACAAGCAAACTGGACTGAAACTGATACTTCAGACCCATCATATATACAAAACAAACCTAATCTTGCAACAGTAGCAACTTCTGGTGACTATGATGATTTGACAAACAAACCAACTATTCCAGCAGCACAAGTACAATCAGATTATAATCAATCTGACAATACACAAGTGG